TGTGGCCGCGCCCTTTTTTATTTTGTCCCAAAGACGGCACAATGTTGGCACTTTACTGGCCTACGTTGTGCCGTCTTTTTGTGTACAATTAAGATAAAAGGAGCGGTTCGAATGGCATACAAGCAAATCAACCTAAACCCGGAAGAAAAGCGCGTCGGCGATTGTACCGTCAGAGCCATTGCAGCCGCAACGCATCAATCATGGGCGGCTGTATATGCGGCGCTGGTGCTGGCAGGATTTGAACTGCATGATATGCCGTCTGCAAACTATGTTTGGGGCAGCTATCTGCGGCGATGTGGGTGGAGTCGTTCGGCAATTCCGAACAACTGCCCGGATTGCTACACGGTAGCGCAGTTTGCGCGTGAACATCCACACGGTACATACATTTTGGCAATGGCTACGCATGTTGTATGCTTGCAGGATGGGGATTGGCTTGATACATGGGACAGCGGCGATGAAGTGCCGCTGTATTACTGGCAGAAAGGATGATTGACTATGGCGTTTGGAGTACCGTATCAGCCCGGCTATATGCCGAACTATTATCCAATGGGGCAGCAGATGCCGTCGGCCATGCCCGATCAGCTTACACAGCTCCGGCAAGCGGCATATCCGCAGCAGCAACCGGCACAGCAAAGCTCGCCTATTATCTGGGTGCAAGGCGAAGAGGGAGCCAAAGCGTATATGGTGGCGGCAGGGAACAGCGTGCTGCTGATGGACAGCGAAAATAGTACATTTTACATTAAGTCCACCGATGCCAGCGGCATGCCGCAGCCATTGCGCGTTTTTGACTACTCGGAACGCACGGCAAGCCAGAAGCAGGCCGCACAGACAGCGCAAAAATCGAAAGAGGAATATGTCACACGGCAAGAGTTCAACGCGTTGACAGCCCGCTTTGACGCGCTGGCGGCAGATAAACCTTTAACGCGCAAGAAAAAGGAGGCAGACAATGAGCAACCCTCTGTTTAACGCTCTTGGCGGCGGCAAAATGCCGGGCGCAATGGGACAATTCCAGCAAATGATGCAGCAGTTTCAGCAGTTCCGACATGATTTTCAAGGCGACCCGAAGCAAGAAGTTCAAAAATTGCTGCAATCTGGGAAAATGAGCCAGCAGCAGCTAAACCAGCTGCAAGCAATGGCGCAGCAGTTTCAGAGCTTTTTAAAATAGGTTCAAACCGTGCGCACGGTGAACAATACATTCAACTTTTGAAAGGAGTTAAACATGAGTCTTTCTTCGGACGGCACTGTTATGACAATGCCTGTTCAGCCCGCGAATACGGGCAATGGCAACGGCTGGGGCTTTGGCGGCGATGGTGCGTGGTGGATTATTATTCTTTTCCTCTTCGTTTTCTGCGGCTGGGGCGGCAACTGGGGCAACAACGGCTTTGGCGGCGGTAATGGTGCTGGCGCTGTCGATGGCTACATCCTCACCAGCGACTTTGCCAACATCGAACGCAAAATCGACGTCGTGAACAACGGTCTGTGTGACGGCTTCTATGCTCAGGCACAGCTTGTCAACGGTGTGCAGAACGCTATGCAGCAGGGCTTTATGAGCGCCGAAATCAGCCGCGCCAATCAGCAGGCGGCATTTATGCAGCAGCTCAACGCCATGCAGATGCAGCAGGCTAATTGCTGCTGCGAGACCCGCGAGGCCATCCAGGGCGTAAACTACAACCTCGCTACGCAGGCTTGCGACACGCGCCAGACTATCCAGAACGGCACGCGGGATATCATCGAGAATCAGAACGCCAATGCGCGTGCGGTGCTTGATGCTTTGACCGCTCAGCGCATCGAGGCAAAGGATGCCAAGATTGCCGAGCAGAACCAGCAGCTTTTTGCCGCACAGCTTGCCGCAAGTCAGGCTGCGCAAAATGAAACGCTGAAAGCCTATATGAGCGGACAGCTTGCTTACTACAACCCCCGCCCTGTTCCGGCTTTCCCCGTTCCTGCTCCGTATCAGTATGGAAATTGCGGCGCCTGCAACGGCTGCGGATGCTAAAAATGAATACGGCAACTTGTCGGAACATCTGACATGTTCGGCCCCGTGCCGATAGTGCAAAAAGGGGCGGGGCAATCGTCCCGCCACTATCTTTTTTTGAAAGGAATGATTTTATGGCTGAATTTACAAATGCCAATACCGTGAGCGTGGCAGCAGGCCAGAACGTGCCGCTGACGGAAACGGCAGTAGCGGGCAAGGGCTGTGTCGTACACAGAGAGGGCGCCGGTATTGTTACGCTGCGCGGCATTACGAACCAGTGCAAAGCTCGTTTCAAAGTGGGCTTCGGTGCAAACGTTGCTATCCCTACAGGCGGCACAGTGGAAGCTATTACGGCGGCACTTGCCATCAACGGTGAACCGCTGAACAGTACGACTGCAACCGTGACACCGGCAGCAGTAGAAAACTTCTTTAATATCTATGTGACGTCTTTTGTTGAAGTTCCGCGCGGCTGCTGCCTGACCGTTGCCGCCGAAAATACAAGCACACAAACCGTTTTGTTTGCAAACGCAAACTTTGTGGTCGAGAGAGTGAGCTGAAAGGAGTAAACCATGAGTAAAAGAGTTTTGTATGACTTGAAAGACATGCTGTGCGCAGAACTGGACGAAATTGGAAAGAAGGGTGAAATGTCTGCCGGTGACTTAGAAACTGTTCACAAGCTGACTGACACTATCAAAAACATCGACAAAATTGTCATGCTGGAAGATGATGGTTACAGCCGCGATGGTGATTGGAGCGCGAATATGCGCGGCAATTATGGACGCGGCAGCAGCTATGCGCGGCGCGGTTCCCATTATGTGCGTGGCCATTACAGCATGGACGATGGGCGCGATTCACTGATTTCCCGCATGGAAGATATTCTGCGCGGGGCTGACAGCAAAGACAGGGAAGTCATCCAGCGCTGCATTGACACGATGCGAAACGGTTAAAGTGAGGTGTAAGGGCTATGGTTGACGTGCGAGAGATTGACGGCGCTATAGCCGAAATCGAAAACAGCGAACTCACCATGACCAGAGTTAAAAATTTGGCAGCGCTGTATGTTGTGAAAAATCAGCGTCTTGCAGATGCGTCCCATTCTCCGCAGAAAGCAAAACTGCAAGAGCCTGTGCGCTACTACGAAGCGGCAGAGCCGTCTACAAGGGCTGCTGTTGGCAGCAGTGACTTTTTACGGGCTGTGTCAAACGTAGACATCGCAGCAGCGCTGAACGTGCTGGATGAGCTTATGTCGGCCTTGTATGTAGCAAACCCTAAAGTTTATAATGGCGTAATGCGGAAATTGGAGCGTTTACAGGATGAGTGAATTTTTGGAGATTGTAAAAAAGACCGATACCGGGCGAGTGTTGCGTGTGCTGGATGAGTTTATGGATGCGCTGAAAGAAGCGCAACCGGAAGCGTACAAAGATTTGGTACACAACTTGATTAGGAAATAAGCGAAGTGTGTACTAAAGTGTGTACTTCATAAACAAAATAGCGTAGATTCTAACGAATCTACGCTATTTATTATGGAGCGGCTGATGGGAGTCGAACCCTGCCGCATTGCAAACCGTTGGTATTTTCTGCCTTTTATACTTTATATAATGCTACTTGGCATACTGCATTTCGGTTTTTGCTACCGTCTGAAAACAAAAAGCGTGTACTTTTAGTGTGTACTATCTAAGGCGCTTCTGAAAGCTGCATCTAGCGCAGATGCAATCTTTTCTGCCTGCCCGTTTACGGAGTGGCCGTACACGCCGAATGTGTCCATGTTGCGGCTGTGGCCGACAAGAGCCTTGACTTGCCCCTCTGGAAGCACATTGGCGATTGACACAAATGTGTGCCGCAGTTCGTACAGGGAGACATACTGTATATTATTGTGAGCACAATACTTGCGCCACCATTTATAAAGCAGATGCTCGTCGGTTACGCCAAACACGCTTTTTTCTTTATTGGTGGCTTCACGCTGTGCTTCCAGCACGCTCTTTGCCATGTCGGACAGTTCAATAGCGCGAATCGCATTGTCGTTCTTCCCAGTCGTGTGTTCTCCGTAAACATTGATTGCGCGTTTCAGATAGATGCAGCCATTTTTCACATCTTTCCATTGCAGGCCCAGAAGCTCCCCGGGACGCAGGCCCGTAAGCACTGCAAAGCGATATGCGTTTACATAGGGGTCTACTATTTCCTTGCCTCTGAACATGGTCTTGTCGCTTGTCATGAGTATTGCCAAATCCTCCGGCTGCAATATTTTCTTTCTGGGCTTCGGCGTCCCCTCTGGTATGTGCAGCGCGTCTGGCGTGAATGTTGTGTACCCGGAATTTCTGGCGAAGCGGAAAAAAGAAGTTATATCTCCGTAAAGGTTCTGTAGCGTCTTGCGGCTCTTGCCTGCTGCTTTGGCGTTGTCCAACACAGCCTGCACTTGCTGCTGTGTGAGCGATTCAAGCCGTCTGTGGCCTATTTCCGGCTGAATCCAGATGCGCCATCGGCTTTCTTTTGGTCTGTAGTTGCTCTGCCCTGATATTTTAGAGGCCCTTTCCAAATACTCTGCATACGCGCTCTCCACAGTCTTCCCGCGCGTCTGCAAGCCTTTTTCCAGCCAGTCATCCGCTTTTTTGTTTGCTTCTCGCTGGCCAGTGCGGCCCGGCTTCGCACTGGTAAATGTCTTGCGCACTCCGTTCTTCTGCACATTGATTTGCCAACGCCCGGCGCTTTCAATCCACTTTGCTGTATTTGTCCTTTTCATATTGCGGCTCCTTTTTTTGTGTGTTATAATAATGCCGTCAACTTTTTATGTTGACGGCCCTTTATCCCTTGCTGGTGTGGCACCACCGGCAGGGGATTTTTTATTTTTCCCTTGCGTTATATTCTTCGTTGCCTGCCAGAACGGCAGCTTCTCCGGCTTGCAGGCATATTTGCAGGCGGTCAAAGTCCGGCTTGATGCTTTCCGGGCATGGGTCATCTCCAGTTACGGTATCTATCCGGTAATTCTGTATTACGGCCTGGCAGACGCGTACACGGCTTTGCATGGACGTATGCGCGTTAGCACACAGCAAATCTATTTGGCCCGCCCAATCGCTCCCGTGCGCCCCACAAAGGATATACAGCAGGCGGCGCTTATACAGGCTCGGCATCTGAGCGATATAATCAGAAAGTGCCTTGTCTACCTGCTCGTCCGTCCAGTTTGGAGTATCGGTATCGCTGAATGCAGACGGCATCCAGATGCGCTGCAGCCAGCGCCAGGGGGATTGTTTGCAGACGGTGAACCACATCAACAAATCATCGCTTCGGATAGGGGAAAGCCCTTCTTCCCAGTTGCGCACCGTGCGGATGTTCACATCCATCTGCCTGGCTACATATTCTTGCGAAAGCCCGGATTCCAACCGGCACTGCGAAAGAATAAGTCCTTCACGTTCTCGGAAATCAGCTCTACTTTCCATTTCGTCACCCTCAATTTTTTACATGTTTTGCACTTCAAATGCGGTAAAATTTTTCTACCGTAGCAATCAGGAAAATATAAAGAAATATTTCTTCAAAAAATGCTATGGGAATAAATGGAAGCTATGGTATAAAAAACATGTTAAGATTCTTACTGTAGACAGAAAACACAGGAGGAATCAACAATGAATAACGTGGAACGTCTGAAGAATTACCAAAACCGTAATGCGGCAACCATTGAAGCCCTGTACCGTGCTGTGCTGCAAGACCGTGCAAGGAGGGAAGCAGACCATGAAGAAACTGCCTGATTTGGATGTTCCACCAAGACACGGGCGCAGAAGACCGAAAAAGCGGATTATAAAGACTTGACAAATGAGTATTTTTGTGAAACTGTTGAAATACAACTTCAAGTTGTGTAAAATACAATCAACGGTTTACGAATCGCTTACACAGTCATAAATAACGGCTCCGTTAAGAACACTAAGTAATGTGTTGTCCAAATTTGCATCATTAAGAACATTGGTCATAATAACGGCATCGTCTAACCCATTTTGTTTTGCCTGTTCTACAAGCTGTTTGTTTAATTCAACAAAGGTGTCAACAACGTTGGATTCCCATTCTTGCTTTGCGTTTTCATCACCAGAGGACGCAAGCGCTGCCCCCATTGCAAGGTTGTCACCCCACACAGAAAGGGTTATTCCGCTATCATCATATTCAACTTTGTATTTATCCTCTGCGTAAGACTGAGAAGCAGCATACTCAACAATTGCGGCAAAAAACTTCATGTCGCTGTTATCGGTGCTATCGCTGCTTTCCTGTAATGGTTCTTCGGTAGGCTCTGGCGTTGCGGTGATTTCCGGCGTAGGCTCCGGGGTAGCGGTTGCTTCTGGCGTTGCTGTGGGCGCAGGCTCTTCAGTTTTTTGGCTTGTTGTATTGGGTGCGGCCATTACAGCGGCTACAAAGAAAACTACAGGGATAATAATGTTTAATGGCTTTTTTAAGTGCTGCTGAATTGCTTCGACAGGCGCAACGGTGATTGCCGCGCCAAGAAGTAAAACAACGGAAATTGGGCTGCCGCATACAGGAACAAACAAAATGCACAAAACAGCAATTACCCATCGTACGATTTGCTTTTTAGACATAATAGAACCACCTTTACATTTTTTGGGAGGAATCAGCAATGACGGACACAGAAAAGCTTATTGAAATTGTTTCAACCTTTACGCCTGACCAGATGACCGATTTTGTAACTGCTGCGCAAGATTTAATAAAGCGCTTGCAAGCTGAGGGCTCTCTTGGCAAAGAAAAATGAGTTTTTGTACATCTTGCGGCAAATCAGATATTAGCCCATCGCCTTGTGCGGTGGGCTTTTTTGTAGACAGATTGTCGAGGTATGTCAACATTTTAGCAGTATCAACCTCCCCGCCAGTATACACGCTGGCGGGGTTTTCTTTTTCCCCGGTCAGGTCGGCAACGGTGACTCCTAACTCGTTAGCTATTGCGACCAGTTTGTCATAAGGCGGGGAACTTGGCCTCTTTGCCATTTTGCCGATATACCCATTTGAAAAACCGAGCTTTTCCTCTAGCCTAGTCAAGCTAGTCTTTTTCTTTTTGCACAGGGCACGAACGGTTTCTACAGTTTTAACATTATCCACAAAAATCACCTAGACTATTTGTGCATATTTTTAGGCGATAGTCTATTGACTACTAGGCGATAAGCTAGTATAATAGACAGCATAGAGGGCAACAAAGAACCAAGCCCCCTAAAATCCAGCGGACTAGCTAAAAATATGCTGTTATAAATCTCGCAAGTTCATAGTAGCATATTTTCTAGCAATAGTCAACTAGAAAGGAGCTTTTGCTAGGTGAATATTTCGAAAATTGATGCGCTGTGCCGAAAAAACAATATTTCTCGCACAATCCTTGAGGAACGCGCCGGAATCTCAAACGGCGCACTTGGCAAGTGGGAGAAATCGCCTTACGGTCCTAGCATCACGACGCTAAAGAAAGTGGCTGACTATTTCGGCGTGCCGATTGATTACTTGCTAGCCGATAACTAGAAAGAAAGGAATAACCGATGCTTATTTACATTTTTCTTTACATGATTGGTCAGCAGCTCAATATGGGTACTACCTACTGGGTTTTGTTCTGGGTCTGCCTGACCGCCAGCATCGTCCACTGCTTTTGCAAAGTTCATAGATAGGCTGTAAGTGAACTGATCGCAGAAAGAAAGGAGTGACCACCATGGCAAACCTTGCTTTTACCGCTCTAATCAAAAGCAAGGGCTACAACAAGAAGCGGCTTTCCGAAGAGTGCCATATTCCGGCAGCAGTTATTTCGCAGCGCATCAACGGGCGCAGCCCTTGGGAGTGGCGCGAGGTCGGCAGAGTATGCCAAGCGCTGGACATTACATACGACGATTTTGCCCGCTATTTCCCATCCGGCATCGTAAGGCCCACGCCCAAAGAGCCAACGCGCGAAGAACGAGTAGACAACTTACTTGCCCAGCTTCGGGAAGTTCTTATTGAGAGGGCATAGCTCTGCACAGATAGGCGACGGCGAGGAAAAGCCTTGTGTTGATTGGCAAAGGCACAAAACGCGGCCTTGGGCAGTGGAGAAACAGCGGCAAGGGCCGCTTTGAATGGGAGGAAATCAAAGAATGATTACTAAAACAAAAACGCCGCCCCGGTGCACCACCACCGGAACGGCAAAAAAACAGAGCATCGCAAAAAGCTATAACTGTATTCTATCACTGAAACGCGCCGCCGTCAAGCTGGCAATCACCGCAGATTTGGTGCTGCTGCTGGCTGCGCTCGGCTCTCTCAACATCCCCACCACCATCGCCGCCCTGCTGGCGCTGAATCTGCTGTGCGGACTGTATCTAAAGGAGGCATCCAGCCATGAAGAAATTTGAACTGACCGCCGAATTTGTAACGAACGTTTTCGGGAAGAAGCTGTTCCGTATTAAGGCTCTCGTCGCTTTTGGCAACGTCAAGAAGGGAGAACTCGGCGGATTTATTGAGAAGGAAGATAACCTCTCCCACTCCGGCAATGCGTGGGTCTCCGGCGATGCGCAGGTCTACG